AGACAGCAAGGCAAGTCCACGCTGATGATGCTCCGGATCTTAACTGGGATGTTTGTATGGGGAGAAGGATTACAACTTGCTTCAGCTCATAGACTTACAACTTCACTTGAAACCTTTCGGCAGATTGTCGGCTTGATTGAAACTAATCCAAGACTTGAAAAAGAAGTAAAGAAAATCCGATGGCAACATGGTGCTGAGGAAATTGAATTATTTGGCAATAGGCGATTTGTTGTAAAGGCTGCCAATAATGCAGCTAGAGGTTTGAGCAAACCTGAAACCATCCATCTTGATGAGTTAAGAGAATACAAGGATGAGGATGCTTGGTCATCAATGCGTTATTCAATGATGGCTGCTAAGAATCCGCAGGTATGGATCTATTCCTCAGCTGGAGATCAGCATTCCGTAATCCTAAACAAATTGCGTGAGAGGGCGTTAGCGTCAGCCACGACTAACGATCCGATTGGTTGGTTTGAGTGGAGTGCTGAACCCGATGCACCTATCTTGCTTCCGTCAGGCGAGATTAATTGGGATGCTTTCGCTCAAGCCAATCCGTCATTAGGAATCACAATTCATCCGGATAATCTAAAAGCAGTTATTAATGATCCGCCTGATATTGTGCGAACCGAAGTATTGGCTCAATGGGTAGATACAATTAATTCAGCAATCGATGCACAAAAGTGGGGATTATGTCAGACCGATCCAATACCTTTAGATCCTGAAGCACCAACTTGGCTAGGACTTGATTTATCGCCTGATAGAAAATTTGGCGCATTAGTTGCAACTCAGAAATTACCAGGAGAAAGATTTAATTTAGTTTTGCTTCACACTTGGTCAAATGATTACAGCCTAAATGATTTAGCAGTTGCAAATGATATTGCTCCTTATGTAAGACGATATAACACTCAAACTGTGGCGTATTCCAAACGGACTGCACAAGCTGTTGCAAGTCGGCTAGTTCCGGCTGGAATACCCATAACCGACATGGATGGCGCAATCTATGCGGAAAGTTGTGATCGGTGGCTGGGCGCAATAAATTCCCATCGATTACAGCATGGGGGTCAGGAGGAATTGACCCAACAAACACTTTCAGCAGCCAAGTTGCCATTTGGGGATGGCAGTTGGGTTATTGGAAGGCGTGCAAGCAGAGTGGCAGTTTGTGCAGCTGTCGCTTCCGCACTTGCAACCTATTTTGCGACACAACCTGAAACGGAGATTGATATTCAAGTCGGATAATTTGTATTTATGGTATATTATGTGCTAATGGGATTATTCGATCGATTTACAGCAAGATCAAATCAGCAAGCAAATCCAGTAGATGTTGCAGCTGCATTAGCACCTTACAACTCTCAGCAATTAGTTGGCGGAATTTTATTTGGAACTACAACCGCAACCCGTGAGCAATACATGGCGATTCCAAGCGGTGCTCGTGCAAGAAATATAATTTGTTCAACAATCGGTTCATTACCACTTGAGCAATATAATCATTTTACAAATGAGCATGTAAGACCAAACAGAGTAATCATGCAACCAGATCCAAGAGTTGCAGGATCAGCAATATATGCGTGGATCGCTGAGGACTTGCTTTTATACGGAGTTGCGTATGGAATGGTTATGGATGCTTATGCTGCAACCGATGCTTCAAGAATTCGTGCATGGACAAGAATTGCACCAAACAGAGTTTTTGCTTCACTAAATGGTAACTCAACCGAAATCGAATACTACACAGTTGATGGGAAGCGAGTTCCGCCATTTGGCTTGGGAAGTTTGATTGTATTTAATGGTTTAGATGAAGGAATCTTAAATCGAGCAGGTCGCACAATTAAAGCAGCAGCAGAATTAGAAAAAGCAGCTGAGATGTATGCAAAAGAGCCAATGCCACAAATGGTGTTAAAGTCAAATGGCACAAACCTTACTCCAGAGCGAATTACAAAGTTGCTTGAATCTTGGCGAGTGTCAAGATCAACAAGAGCAACTGCATTCTTAAATGCTGATGTTGAATTACAAGCATTAGGCTTCGATCCTGCTAAATTACAATTAAATGAAGCCAGACAGTACTTGGCTTTGGAAATTAGCAGAGCGAGCGGCATTCCGGCATCATTCGTATCTGCTGAAACAACTAGTATGACTTATACCAATACTTTAGCTGAAAGAAAAGCGTTAATTGACTTTTCACTTCGTCCAATCTTAACTGCCATTGAGCAAAGACTATCTGCTGCGGATTTCTGCCCTAACGGAATTGAAACTCGTTTTGATATTGATGATTTCTTGCGTGGGTCTGCTTTAGAGCGTGCGCAAGTTTATGAAATCCTAAATCGCATTGGCGCAATGAGCGTTGAGCAAATCCAAGAGGAGGAGGATCTAATTCGATGAAAATTAGTTTCCCAATAGAAATAACAGCTGCTGACACCAACAAGCGAACCATCTCAGGCAAGATCGTAACTTGGGATGAGCAAGGTTCAACTAGCGCAGGATTAACTGTTTTTGAAAAAGACAGCATTGATTTTTCTAAGCCTGTAAAATTATTACTTGAACACCAAACAACAAAGCCATTGGGCAAGTTAATCGATATTACTGCCACAGATACAGGTTTGGAAGCAACTTTTCGTCTAGCCAAAACATTCAGAGCAGATGATGCTCTTGAGGAAGCAGCCACGGGACTTCGTGATGGATTTAGCGTTGGCGTTAAAATTAACGAATGGAAAAATGTGGAAGGCGTGTTACGCATCCAGTCAAGTTCCTTGCAAGAAGTCAGTTTGGTAACTGATCCAGCAATCGACAGCGCAAGAGTGGCTGAGGTCGCAGCAAGTCAAACACCAGAGAATTCCGAAGCAACCGCTGAGGAAACTACAACACAGGAGGACAAAGTGTCTGATACAACATCAGAAGCTCCTATCGCAACCGAAGCGGTAGAAGCATCACAAGCTCCAGTTGTAACTGCTCAATACATGGCATATACAAAGCCTCGTGTTGATACAAATGTTACAGCAGGACAATATCTAAACGCACAAATTAAAGCATTGGGTGGCGACAATGATGCTCGTGACTTACTTGCAGCATTACAGATTGCAACAGTTACTGAAAACACCGGAACTGTTCCACCAAACTATTTGCGTGATCTAATCGGCATAATTGATTCAAGCCGTCCATTTATCGATTCAATCGAGCGAGCACCACTACCAGCAACAGGAATGAAAATTTTCACACCTAAGTTGGGCGCACAAGCAACTGTTGCAGTAACTTCAGAAGGTTCAGAGTTTTCATCAACTGACACCGCTGTTACATTCCAAGAGGACACAATCGTCAAGTTCGCTGGAGCAAATGTTGTAAATGTTGAGTTGTTTGATCGTTCAGACCCAGCATTCGCAGAATTATTGGTTCGTGAGTTAGCTGCATCTTATGCACAAAAGACCGATCAATATGCTGCACAAATTGCATCACAGAATGCAAGTGCATCAACTGGCGCATCAATCTACGCATCAATCGTTGATGGAATTTCTGATTCCTATGGCGTAATGCGCTTTACACCTAACCGACTATTGGTTGCTCCTTCAGGTGGAACAAACGGAATTGACTTTGCTGGATTACTTGCAGCAACAGCTGATAGCCGTCCACTATTTGCAGCAGCAGCACCACAAAATGCTGCCGGCGTGATTACACAAGGATCAACAAACGGCACAGTTGCTGGACTTGATTTAGTTGTAAGCCCGAACTACACAGGTGATGATGCTAACGCCAAGCATGCTTTGGTTTATCCATCACAAGCAATGCGATTCCACGAGAGTGGCACAGTAGAACTTCGTGCCAATATCGTTGCAAACGGACGCATTGAAATTGGTATCTACGGATATGTTTGCGTAGTTAATCGCTACCCAACCGCATTCCGCAAGCTAGCAGTAGCCTAATTTAACTGAGTGCCTAGGGTTGCTCCCGATCCTAGGCATCCATTAATGGGAGTAAGGAGATGACATGCCAAGCATAATTACAGCCACCGAGTTGCGATCCGTCCTTGGTGTGTCATCCGCCTTGTATAACGATACTTATTTGAACCAAATTATTGACACAGCAGAAACTGTTATTTTGCCAATGCTTGTTACATTTAAAGCACCAATTCAAGCAACCTCATTGTCAGACAATGTTGCTACATTTACTACACTAGGAATTCATGAATTTACCGAAGGACAATCAGTTGTCATCACAGGATGCGGATCACCTTACAACGGAACAAGAGTTGTGCTGGCAGACAATCTTGGACAATATACCTTTTCAGCATCGATCACTAACGCCGATATACTCGAGGCTAATGTCATCCCATCCGGAGTTGCTACCCTTTCTGGCGCATCAACTTATGTTGGAAACGCAGCTGTTCAGTCAGCCGTCTATACAGTTTCAGTCGAAGTCTTTCAAGCAAGACTTGCCGGCGGAGGACAAATCGAAGGAGTAGATTTCTCACCAACCCCATTTAGAATGGGTCGATCACTTTTCAATAAGTGCGTTGGTTTGCTTGGTTCATATATGGACACCGAAAGCATGGCTCTCTAAATGCCTAATGAAACAATCCTTCAACAGATCCGCACACCTTTAGCAACCGCTTTATCAGTTGTCGCAGGAAATGTTTATTCATTTGTTCCTGAAACAGTAATTCCACCAGCTGTGGTGGTTGTGCCTGATTCACCTTATTTAGAATTTGAAACAATAAGCAAAACCAATATCAGAGCCAAGATCAATTTTACTATTTCAGTTGCAGTTGCCTACAACAGCAATCCAGCATCGCTCGACAATATCGAGCAATTAATCATAAGTGTTCTGGCAGTTATTCCAGTTGGATACATTGTCAGCTCGGTTGAAAGACCGACAGTTACTCAAGTTGGTGCATCAACGCTGCTAATCGCAGATGTTCGAGTATCTACCTACTACACGCAAACAATATAAGGAGAAATCATGGCAACAGTCGTAATTACCGGTCGTGATGTTGGTTTATCTTTCACAGGTGGAACAGATATTCAAGCACAAGCGACAAACGCAGTTCTAACCAAAGTCAATGAGCGTCAGGTTTATCAGACTATGGAAGGCGAGGCTTACAAGACCACAAACATTTCAGGAACATTCCAATTGGATATGTTGGCTGACTGGGGCAAGGCAAACTCAGTTTGTGAGGCTCTATGGGCTGCTGCTGAAACTGCACCCGACACAGACATCAGCATGACACTTACAGCTGCATCAGGAGCGCAATTTGTGTTCCCAGTAAAGCCAGAGTTTCCAACTGCTGGTGGTTCAGGTATTGATGCTCAGACAGTATCATTCACATTCACAGTATCTAAGGGCGCAGTAACCGAAACCTTTAGTTAAAAAATAAAACGGGAGCAAACAAATGAAGTTACCAATTACAATTGAATATAACTCAGGTGAGCAAGCAACTTACATTGCCCAACCACCTGAGTGGGCGAAATGGGAAAAGCAGACAGGAAACACTATTGGTCAGGCATCCGAAAAGTTGGGCATTTGGGATCTTATGTTTCTTGCTTATCATGCACATAAGCGTGAACTTGCAGGAGATAAGCCCATCAAACCAATGGATATTTGGATGGAAACAGTAGCGGATGTCATCGTTGGTGATGCAAACCCAAAAGCCATAAAGCAGGAAGCCTAAACAGGTTATTGGTCGAGTTGGCAATTGCCACAAAGATACCAATGAGTGAATGGGTTGATGCGGATGACATATTAACAGCGATCGAGATATTGGAGGCAAGGAATGGCTAAAGAAACCATTGCATACAATAAAAACGATCTGCGTGATATTTACAAGGCTTTCAAACTTATGGATGACCAAGCAACAGAGGAAGCAAGAAGTCAATCTGCTGCTCTGGCTTATTTTGCGTCAGAGGAAATTAAACAGGCAGCTCGAACTCGAACAAAGGCTGGCAAGGCTGCGGAAAGAATCGCAGAAGGCGTTAGCATCTCTAAGTCCAGCAAAATCGGTGAGTTCCGTTATGGTTTCGCAAGACAAAAGTTTTCAGGTGGTGCTACAACGCAAACCCTATGGGGTGGAGTTGAGTTTGGATCTAATAAGTTCAAGCAGTTCCCTACATATTCGGGACGGCAAGGCAGAGGTTCAAGAGGTTGGTTCATCTATCCAACCCTTCGCAAAATTCAGCCTGAATTGATTAATAAGTGGGAACAGGCTTTCAATCGCATCATTAAGGAATGGGTCTAATGGCAACCGGTAATCGCACATTAAAGTTATCAATCCTTGCCGATGTTGATGACTTAAAAAAGAAGCTAGGCGAAGCCGACAAAGCGGTCGAAATTAATTCAAGCAAGATTTCAGAGTTTGGCAAGAAGGCTGCTGCTGCGTTTGCAGTCGCTGCTGCTGCTGCCGTTGCCTATGGCACTAAATTAGCCGTTGATGGGGTCAAGGCTGCAATAGAGGATGAGCAAGCACAGTTAAGGTTGGCTAATGCTTTAAGAGAAGCCACAGGGGCTACTGATGCCCAAATAGCGGCAACTGAGGCAATGATTCTCAAGACATCTTTAGCGACTGGGGTGGCTGATGACCAACTTCGTCCAGCGATGCAGAGGTTGGCAGTATCTACAAAATCAACTGAGGAAGCGCAAAAGTTATTAAACCTTGCTTTAGACATCTCCAAAGGTCGTGGCATTGAATTAGAAACTGTTGCAAACGCATTAGGTCGAGCACAGGATGGCAATACCACAGCTCTTGGCAGATTGGGTCTTGGTTTATCTAAGGCAGAACTATCCACTTTGTCATTTACTCAAGTGCAGGAAAGATTGTCGGATCTTTATGGTGGCGCAGCAGCTGCAAACGCTGAAACATTCCAAGGTAAGATCGATCGATTAAAAGTTGGATTTGATGAAGCCAAGGAATCGTTAGGCGTTGCATTACTCCCAGCAGTTGAGCAATTTATTGGTTTTTTAAATAACACCGGCATTCCAACATTAAATGCCTTTATTGCAGGATTAACTGGCGATGAAGGATTAAGCGCAGGATTAGCAGAAAGCCAAAAGGGTGCTGAAACATTTGGTAAAGCAATTAGTGCACTTGCTGGCATACTTGCAGGGTTTCTAAATTTTATTAGAGAAGTAATTGGTGGATTGACAGAGTTAGCGAATCAAGCAATCAGAGTTGTTAATATTATTAAGCCCGGAGGAGATGTTGGCTATATTCCAAATGTATCTCCAAGTGCAAGTCAATTAGGAATGCTTGGCGCAGCACCATTGCCAGCAGTTCCGGCAAACACTAGAGAGAACCGAACAACAGCAGTCACTAACATTACAGTTCAAGCCGTAGATTCTGAAGGTGCTGCAAGAGCAGTCGCAAAGGTGTTAAATCAGAGCGCATCAAGATCAGTTCCACAGCTCTACAACAGCGGGATAACTAGGGCTCGCTAATGACAGTCTGGACACCTGACTGGAAATTGACTGTTGCTGGTGTTGATTACACCGACATCGCTATTAGCGATATTGCCCATCAAGCCGGTCGAGATGATATTTATACTCAACCTAATCCATCTTATTTGCAGGTTGCTCTAGTTGCTTTATCCGGTCAAACCTTGCCTTTTCAAATTAATGATTCTTTAAGTTTGCAAGTTAAAGATAGTTCAGGAACTTATGTAAATTTATTTGGTGGAGATGTTACTGATGTAACTGTTGAGGTTGGTGCAACTGGATCATTGGCAACTGTTGTCAATTACACAATCCTTGCAATGGGTTCATTAGTTAAACTTGCGAAAGAAATCTACAACGACAATCTTTCTCAAGATGAGGATGGCGATCAAATATATCATTTGCTATCTAGCGTGCTTCTTGGTTCATGGAATGATGTGCCAGCAGCTACAACTTGGGCAACCTATAATGCAACTGAAACTTGGGCAAATGCGTTAAATCAAGGACTAGGCGAAATCGATCAACCTGGGCTTTACACAATGTCTAGCAGATCAGCCGAGCCCGACACTATTTACAACATTGCAAGCTTTATTGCCGACAGCGCATTTGGTTATTTTTATGAAGCACCTAATGGCAATATTGGCTATGCAGATGCAGACCATAGGCAGACTTATTTGGCAGCGAATGGTTATGTTGATTTGGATGCTAAGCATGCTTTAGGTCAAGGATTATCAACCATTACAAGATCAGCCGATATTCGCAATGATATTTATATCAATTATGGAAACAATTTTAATTCACAGGCAACTGCCACAAGCGCACAATCAATTGCTTTATATGGCTACAAGGCAGAAAACATCAATTCCGCTATTCATTCAGGTGTAGATGCTCAAGAAGTTGCAGATAGATACATTGCCCAGCGTGCCTTTCCGTTAGCAGCCTTTCAATCAATAACCTTTCCAATAACAAATCCTCAAATTGATAACAGCGATCGGGACAACCTGTTAAGTGTGTTTATGGGTCAGCCATTAAACATTCAAAACCTTCCAACCCAGATTTCTAATGGAGTATTCGAGGGTTATGTTGAGGGATGGCGATGGAGCACAAGGTTCAATGAATTATTCCTCACCATCAATCTTTCACCGGTGGCGTTTAGCCAAGTGGCGATGCGCTGGAATACTGTGCCAATCACCGAGGCATGGAACACAATTGATCCAACTTTGACATGGGAATACGCTACAATCGTAGCCTGATAATAGGAGAAAAATGGCAACCACTACAAACTATGGCTGGACAACGCCGGATGATACAGCTCTGGTCAAGGATGGCGCAGCTGCAATTCGCACGCTTGGTTCATCCGTTGATACCACAACCAAAGCACTAAACCCTTCAACAACTCTTGGCGACATTGAATATCGTTCATCAACAGCAAACACAAATACAAGACTTCCAATTGGATCGAGCGGAAATGTATTAACTGTCGCTGGTGGCGTTCCAACTTGGGCTGCACCTGCTGGTGGTGGAGGTAAAGTTTTGCAGGTTGTCCAAGCAACTTATTCTACCGTTACAAGCAGCAGCAGTAGCACTTTTGCCGATACTGGATTAACTGCATCAATTACACCATCTTCGGCTACTTCAAAAGTTTTGGTTATGGTTAGTCAAAACGGCTGTTCAAAAAATAATACAAGCACCAATCAACAAATGAGAATTAATTTGCTAAGAGGTGCAACTCAAGTTGTTGCTGATTTTGCTGGCGGAGCCACTTATACAGGTTCAAGTTTGTTTTTATATGTAGGAAGTTGTTCAGTGGAGTATTTAGATTCTCCAAATACTACTTCAAGTACAACTTACAAAACACAATTCAAAACTGAAGGCAATGCTAGTGGAGTGTCTGTACAATCAGATAGTTGCACTAGCACAATTACATTATTAGAAATTGGGGCATAAAATGGCAACAGGCGCAGAAGTATTGGGTATGTTAATTCCAACAGGTGGTTGGGTAATTTCTGGTGATAACTTTGAAGGTATTCAATTTTTAGAAGCAAAGCCAATTACCAAAAAACAATTTACAGATGGCTTTGCTCAATACGATGCTTGGAAAGCAGAACAAGATGCTGCTAAAGCCCAAGCCAAGGCAGCACTACTTGAACGCTTGGGTTTGACCCAAGAGGAGTTCAATACCCTCACAGCATAATCTTGAGGAATTGTGCCAATGAAACCCTACCTATCTAAAGCAGCTGTGCAATTACGGGAGCAGATAGATGATTCCTTTCCAGAGCGTAGCCGTAAATCTGATGGGTGGATTGGTGATGCTAGACATAGCACACGAAAAAGCGATCACAACCCAGACACAAATGGATGCGTGCGAGCAATTGATATTGACGCTCGGCTTTCTGACGACAAAGGGCTTTCAGCATATTTGGCAGATCAAATTCGATCATACGGGAAAACCAATGGTCGCATCAGTTATGTAATTCATCAGTCAAAAATTGCATCACCTTTACTTGGATGGCGTTGGCGTAAATATAAGGGCAATCCTCATAACCATCACATCCATGTAAGTTTCAAGAAAGATCAAGATAAGAATTCTGAGTTTTTTCACATACCACTACTAGGAGGCAAGGCATGAAACTATCAAACAAACACAAGGCAGCAATTAAGTCATATTTAAGAGCTGTGGCTGCTTCCGGTATTACTGTCTTGTTGGCAATTGTTGCTGACATCCGACCAGAGTTTGCAATCCTTGCTGGAGCATTGGTTGCACCTCTTGCTAAGGCACTTGATCCAAAGTCCGGCAAAGAAGCTGATTATGGACTTAATGCGAAATGACAGCCAACGAATGGGTTGGTATAGCCGTTGGCGTATCCGCCGTATCTACAAGTTTGTTACTGGGTCTGCGCTGGGTTATTAAATCCTACTTACAAGAATTGAAACCCAATTCTGGAAGCAGTATTAAGGATCAAATTACAAGACTTGAACAGCGTGTCGATGATCTGTTTGTCTTAATCAGTAAGCGATAATTTTAATTATGGCGAACACACGAAAACCTATCAAACGCAAAAAGATCAATCGTCGAGTCGTTCGCCAATCTCCTGAACCATTATCAAAGATCGATCAGCATTACACCGCATTACACGAATGCTACAAAGCAGCTAGAAAAGCAGGATTCACACCTGAGCACGCTTTTTGGTTGATGACTGAACACAAGACATTCCCTGATTGGATTGTGGGCGATGGTGGGATCATCCCATCCATAGATCCAACTGACGATGAGGATGACGATTAAGCGCATAGCGTTTGTGAGTGACCTGCAAGTTCCTTTTTTTGATGAGAAAGCCACTAAATCCGTAGGCCGTTTTCTAGCCAAATGGAAACCCCACCGCACTATCTGCATTGGTGATGAAATTGATTTACCACAACTTGGCGGTTTCAATGCTGGAACTATTGATGAGATGGTTGGCAACATCCATGAGGATCGATTACTTACTCAACAAGTATTAACTTATTTAGGTGTAACCGATGTACTTGGATCTAATCATGGAATTAGGCTTTACCGATCGATCAAGAAACGATTGCCTAGCTTCTTAAATTTGCCAGAAATGCAGTACGAGAAGTTTTTGGGCTATGACAAACTAGGCATCAAATTCCACCCCTACGGATTAGATTGGGCGCATGGCTGGACTGCTGTTCATGGCGATGCTTTTCCACTTTCCCAAGTACCGGGTCAAACGGCCTTAAATGGGGCTAGGAGGCTTGGAAAGAGCGTGGTATGTGGTCACACCCATAGATTAGGGGTTTCGGCCTTTACAGAGGCTTCTAGAGGCCATTTAGGGCGTACTGTGTGGGGCGTTGAGGTTGGCAATTTAGTAGATTTGAGCAGTTCAGGCATGGCATACACAAGAGGCTACGCTAATTGGCAAACTGGCTTTGTTGTGGCGTATGTAAAAGATCGTAAAGTTCAGGTTATTCCTATACCGATCAACCCAGATGGCAGCTTTATATTTGAGGGTAAGGTCTATGGGGCGTGAAACCGACTATCACGATCGCACGATTGATGACCATATCGATGATTTTGAGGATATTAGCGTTATCTAATCGTTATACAACACTCCGAAAGAAAATAACCAAGCGTCCTTGATCTAGGTCATACTTTATGCATCACCCACAAGATATGTGGAGGATATGTAAGGGAGCAACATGGATCTATATGGAGAACTTAGAGATTTTGGCTATCTCTGGTTATTAGGAATGACAGCTGCTGCAATTTGCTGGTGGCTTGTTTTGGAAATTAGAGATACCGCATTCCAGAATGGTTACTGGAAGGGTCGGGCTGATGGCTGGAATATGCACCGCAGAATGATTACGATTAAGCAGCAATCAGATGAAGTCTTTGATTATGACAAAAACTGAGCAACTCTTTGATGAAGCCATTACAACTATCCAGTCAAGAGGTGTCGTCTACGGACACCCTTTTTACAACATGGAGCGAATCTCAAAGCTGGTCAGTTCGTATTTGGAATACCCAGTCATGCCTCATGACATCTGTATCTTTAACATCTTGCAAAAGATTAGTCGTTTGCAGGAAAGCCCAGGGCATCACGACAGTCTTGTGGACATTGCAGCATACATCGGTATTTACAAAACAGTTTATGATGCCGAAATCGACAGCGACTTTAAAAAAGGAGATGATCTCTAATGGCATTCAATCTTGAGGATTATGAGGATGTGGCTACTTTGAACAAATGGTTCATAAGTAACTTCCCATCTGGTCGATCTGATATATCAGTTATCAGCCATGATGGTGAAAAAGGTTATATCTTGGTGCAAGCAACTCTTTGGCGAGATAGCAAAGATGAGCAACCATGCGTTTCAAACATAGCCTTTGGATCTAGGGAAACTTATATTCCTAACATGAAGAAGTTTTATGTTGAGGATACTGCGACAAGCGCATTAGGTAGAGCAATCATTCTACTTAAAGGATCTGACAAAACTGCTACCAAGGATGACATGCGAAAGGTTGAAAGCAATCCATCATTTAAGGAGAAGCTAGAAAGCCGGCAAAACATGTATGGCAAACCCGGAAGCAAGTCAGCACAAATTGAAACAATTTTGAGAGATAGTTTTGCAGCTGACAAGAAAGAGCCTGAGCCTGTTGCTTGGTCTGTTGGTGATGTTGTAGATCAAATTGGATCAGCAATTCCTAATGAGCCACCAGCATGTCAGCATGGTCATATTTTGAAAGAAGGAATCTCTAAAGGAGGCAAGCCTTACTATGGTTATGTATGCAAAGCAAAAGAATGTCCACCTAATTGGGCAACACTTACTGCTAATGGAAAATGGTATTTCAAAGGAGGTGAATAAATGGGTGAATTACAAATTATCGATGGCTCCGGCTTAACTGCCACCTTTACGGATGACGGAGTAAAAGTAGAGCCATCAATGGTTACTTGCGACTTATGCAACGATGACAGATTACTTCATGAGGGCGATCTGCTTCGATGCTATTCCTGCCATGCAATAAACCGAATTCCTTATCATGCCTAATTACGATTACATGTGCGATGGTGAGGGGTCATTGATTGTATTGGATTTACCAATGGATCATAAAATCCCTCATTGTCAAGTATGCAATGCGCCTTTAAGGCGTGTCTATACAGCTGTGCCTACGATCTTTCGAGGAACTGGATGGGCTGGCAAAGATGGTTAATTTCAGATGCAACTTCTGTTCAGCCAATACTGAGTTTGAATGGCTTGATGGATACCCAGAAGCTGATGGCTTTAGAGTTTATCAATGCCTCAAGTGTTGCGCTGTGGGAACTAAGAACCTAGCAGAATCAACTGACACTCAAGAGCCTGTAATGCGCTGCACTAAGTGTGGGTCTTGGATGTTTGCAGATAAGGAGTGCCATACATGTGCGCTGATCATGACGAAATGACGCATCAAATCAATTGGGCTTATCAGAATGAATTGCGTAAGCAATGGCTACTTGATAACCCTGATGCACAATACATAGGATGGATGTCTATATGAACGACATGCCGTCTGACCTGCGGTTATGCCGAAGGATTTGGAAGCGTATGCTACCCTTAAACGCAAATTCGCTTTCAGAGCGAAAGGGCGATCTGCGAAGCAGAAAGATCGCAAGGTTTGGTTTGGTGATACCTCTGTTCATAGTCTTGAACATAAGCCTTTTAAAAGATGATTCCGTTGCTAAATCTTGGTCTGTAAATACATTAAAACAATACGCATTCATAGAGCTTAATCATTCATTTACTGAGTTCTATTGTTTAGATGAGTTATGGCATAAAGAGAGTAGATGGAACTACAAGGCTAAGAACCCTAAGTCAAGTGCATTTGGTATTCCACAGATATTAGGGCTTAAAGAAAAGAATCCTATTAAACAGATTGATAAAGGATTGGCTTATATTAAACACAGGTATGATGAACCTTGTAAAGCATTACAACATCATGATTGACCGGAATCAACTCAACTTGATGTCCTTTATTGCCAAAACTAAGCACAGTAAAGCCCATATTCCAGTCGGCTGAGTTATATTTTAGGTAAGTCGCCTTACGCATATCCAT